TAATTGAAACTCTGGCACACCGGGATAACATTACTTGCTCTTTTATCTTTAAGAGTAGCTGATCCATTCCTATTAGAAGCAACAAGATTAAATTATTTTGATATGCTTCAACGTAATCACGAAGAGAAATTTTCTGAACAAATTATATTAGTTGATATAGATGAAAAGTCAATACAAAAATTAGGTCAATGGCCCTGGCCTAGAAAAGAACTAGCATTTGAACTTAATAATATACCACCTAATAACCTCGTTGCTCTTTCTGTTATTCTTTCAGAAAAAGATAGATTTAACGGTGATTGGAACTTAGCAGAAACACTGCAGTATTATCCTTCTATATTAGCTACTGCTCCTACTAATCAAATTCAAACTGAAAAAGAACTACATGTAGGTACAGCTACTTTAGGTAGAATACCAGCTCAAGAGTATACCATAGATTACCCTGGTATCTTAATACCCTGGGAACCCTTAGCTAACTCAGCAAATGGTTATGGTTCTATTGGCGCTTTGCCTGATGTTGATGGTGTAGTAAGAAAGGTTCCTATTGTAGTTTCAGCTAATAAAAAGGTATATCCTTCTTTTGCTTTAGAAATTCTAAGGGTTGCCGTCGGCGATATTTCATATCAGATAAAAACTAACGATGTCGGTATAGAATGGGTGCGTATCCCTGCATATGATAAGATCTCTACGTTAGATGATGGAACTGTATATAACACGTACTGGAATAAATTTAAACGTGTCAGCTTAGGGGATATAAGGGGAGAGAGTATACCAGAAGGTAGTATCTTGATAGTAGGTGCTACCTTTGAAGGTACTAATATTATTCCTACACCAGTAGGTGCCATGTACCCTCATGATATTCAAGCTAACCTAGTAAAAACTATAATAGACGGTACGGTTATTAAACGTCCCAACCATTTCTTTTTCTTTGAGCTAATCGCTCAAGCACTTCTTGGTCTTCTTTGTCTCGTTCTATTAAGTCGAGCTGCCGTTTGGATATCGGGAATTGCCAGTTTCGTTTTTGTCGGCGCCGTTGGTTACATTTCTTCTTCAGTTTTCTATTCAAAATATCTCTTGTTTGATCCAACCTGGATAATTATATCTTCTGTATTAGTATTTAGCCATGGAGCATTTGTTCAATTTTATAATACTTATAAACAGAAACAAGAAATTAAAAAACAGTTTGGTACTTATGTATCACCTGACTTAGTTAAACAGTTACAAGATGACCCATCTTTATTAAAGTTAGGTGGTGAAAGAAAAGAGATGAGTTTTATGTTTATGGATATATGTGGATTCACTCCTATATCAGAGCATTATAAGAACAACGACGACCCCGAAGGTCTAGTAGAATTAGTTAACAAGTTCTTAGACCTACAAACAAAGATCATCCTAAATAATAATGGAACGGTAGACAAGTATATGGGTGATTGTATTATGGCTTTTTGGAATGCTCCCTTACCATGTGATAACCATGCCGACATGGCAATTAAAACTAGTGTGGAAATAATTGAAGCTACTAAAAAACTTAATGAAGAACTCAAGCCTCTCAACTTACCTCCTATCAATGTTGGCATTGGTGTCAATACAGGTGACTGCATCGTCGGAAACATGGGATCAGAAGTTAGATTTGACTATTCCGTCATTGGAGATGCCGTCAACCTTGCAGCTAGACTCGAAAGCCAAACAAGAAATTACGATGGGGTGGACTTGTTGCTATCGGAGTTCACTCATAGAGCAAGTACATCTGGAGAATTCTCTCAAGTCGATACCATCACTGTTAAAGGAAAGACAGAGCCTGTCACCATTTACACTGTATCTTGATGATAAGTGGTTAATAGAAGCTGATTGGTATTGGTGGGTAGCTTTAACATTAGTAAACATTGGAGATGTAATATCAACTAACAAAGCAATGGAATATGAATGTGTGTATGAAGCTAATCCATTACTTCCAAAGAGACCAACATTAGAAAGGTTAGTGGCTCACAAAGCAATTACATTATATCCAATTTATCATCCAGATTGGAATAGATATACAGTAACAAATGAAGACTTAAAATGGGCAACAGGATATTTAGCTCTAGTAGTTTATCATAATTACAAAGTAATTAATAAAGTAAAGAAATATCCGGACAGATGTCCTAAAATAGGAACTGTTTAAGGTAAAATAAATAGTTGAACTAACACATAATATATTATATAATATACGGAGTAAATATGTATAACAAAGAAAAAGTAATTGAGCAGCTTAAAATTGATGAAGGTATTGTTCATGAAATTTATCTTGATCACCTAGGTTATCCAACCTTTGGTATTGGGCATTTAGTTTTAGAATCAGATCCAGAATATGGCCAAGATGTTGGTACTCCTGTATCTGAAGAAAGATGCTTAGAAGTATTTGATCATGATCTTGAAGTTACTGTTAATGAGTGTAAGGTATTATTTCCTGACTTTGATGAGAAGTTAAACGAAGTACAAGAAATACTTATTAATATGATGTTTAATATGGGAAGAACTCGCTTAAGTAAATTTAAAAAATTTATTGGAGCTCTTAATGAAGAAAATTATGATGAGGCAGCTAATCAAATGATGGATTCAAGATGGTATAACCAAGTTGGCAATAGATCAGTAAGATTAGTTGAAAGAATGAGAAATGCAGGATAAAAAAACAATCCAACAACAAATTGATGAAAAAATAATCACAGTAAAAGACTTTGCTCTTTCAATTGAAACATTTGTAAATGATAAAAAAATCGGTTACTTAGATGCGCTTACACATTATGCTGATGAGAACAATGTAGAAATAGAAACAATTGCATCTTTAGTTAAGAACAGTCATGTTCTAAAAGCTAAACTAGCAGCAGAATCAGAAGAAAGTAAACTCTTAAAAGCGTCAGGTAATAAACTACCCATTTAATGAAAAGTTTTATTATTAGAAATTTTCTATCTAAAGAAGAAATAGATGATCTTATGTCAAACGTTAATACGGAGTGGAGAAGAGCTTCTTCTATTAACTCTAAAGGTGATAAACTTTCATATGATACATTTAGAATTACTGAGATGATCAGCCTAAATTTTCATGAATTAGGGTCTATTCCAGCAAAAATTATAAAAAAATCTAACGAACTTTTCAATAATAAATTTTATACTAATGAATCTATTAGTATTCTTAAATATGATTCCAGGTTAAAAGCAAAATTTGATTATCATACAGATGATATTAATTATACCATGCATATTGATACTCGAGGTAGAAAAATTTCTGACCCAGAAGATTTTTTTATTGTTAATTCACGTCCTAGAAGAAAAGTTTCAATTACAGTTGCACTAAACGATAAAAGCGATTATAATGGAGGTGACTTTAAAATTCAACCCGATGGAGACAGACCAATTCGTTATGAATCTTTTTCCAAAAATGTTGATTTAAATTTAGGTGACGCTGTAATATTTGATTCGAGGATGTATCATGGAGTTACTCCTGTTACTGAAGGTATTAGATATTCAGCTATTATATGGTTATATGATTTAGAGGAATTTTATGATTGGTGGCGTGAAAATGATCAAATCCCATCCGAGGGATTCGATAGATTTAAGAGGTACTATGAAGAGTACGATATCCCCTTATGAAGTCTATATAAAATATCTTGCTCTTAAGCAGCATTTTACTACAGAACATTATAATTATTTTACATACAATGGTAAAGTAAGAGCATCTGAGCATGCTTTTAATATTAGAAAAGACAAATACTTCTTTATGAAATTATCTAAACATAAAGATGTTGAAAATTTTCTGTTAGCTAATATCGTTGATGGCGATAAAGACTTCTGGATTGGTGAAATGAGAGAAACTGCACCAGAAGATGTTTATAGAAATTGGAAAAAGAGACAAGAAGCTTTAACTTATACTTATAAGAATGAGTTAGAAAATCTTGATAAGGATTTCGATAAGAACTTCGCTGTCGAAAAGTATGGACATCCTCATCTATTGAGACTATACTTAAGAAATGAGGTATGTATCGAAACAATGTGCATATTAGATATGCTAGTTAATTATAGTAAAACTTGGAACAAATTTTTACAAAAAGACTTGATCTGGGAAGATAAATATACTATAATAACCAAGTATAGGCCGTTCCTATCTATTAATTTAGATAAGTTTAAGTCCATTACTTTGGATTATTTTAATGATAGATAAACCGCAAATAAACCGCAATATATACCGCAATACGCAAGGAGAATAATATGTCGCAATCATTTGAAGCGCTTAAGAAGAACTCGGCTTCTGAGCTAAATAAACTCACCGAGGCACTCACTAAACTGGATAGCAGTCCTAAGAAGCAGAACGGACCAGACGATAGAATCTGGAAACCTGATGTGGATAAAGCAGGTAATGGCTATGCAGTTATTAGATTTTTACCAGCACCAGAAGGCGAAGATGTTCCATTCGTAAGAGTATGGGATCATGGTTTTCAAGGCCCTACTGGACAATGGTATATCGAAAAATCTTTAACTACTATTGGTCAAAAAGATCCTGTATCAGAGTATAATACTATGCTTTGGAATTCAGGTATTGAAGCTAATAAAGATCTAGTTAGAAAATATAAAAGAAGGCTTTCTTTTTATTCTAATATCTATATTGTTAAAGACCCTACTAGACCTGAAAATGAAGGTAAAGTATTCCTCTACAAATATGGTAAAAAGATCTTTGAGAAATTAAATGATCTTATGAACCCACAATTTGAAGATGAAAAACCTGTTAACCCGTTTGATCTTTGGGCTGGAGCTGACTTTAAGCTTAAAATACGTAATGTAGAAGGTTACAGGAATTATGATAAGTCGGAATTTGATAGTTCAGCGCCGCTGAGCGATGATGACAGCTTACTTGAAAATGTTTGGAAATCAGAGCATGCTCTTAATGAGTTTACTACTGCTGAAAACTTCAAGTCATATGATGAATTAAAGACTAAGCTCTATAGAGTTTTGGCTTTAGGTGAAACAGCTGGAACTGTTGCATCAGCACCTCAACCTCAACCTGAGGCAGTTGCACCATCAATTCCAACTACGTCAGCTGACGAAGATGTTCCTCTTTCTTCTGATTCTGATGATGACGACACAATGTCGTTTTTTCAAAAATTAGCTGAATAGCTAATTCTCTTCTGGGGGCGGTATCATGCTGCCCCATTTTTTTGTTCGAGCGCCTATAGCTCAATTGGATAGAGCAACAGCCTTCTAAGCTGTAGGTTCCAGGTTCGACTCCTGGTAGGCGCGCCAATTATTTAGAAACGTGAATTACTGCTGGTTGATATGAACCAAGTTGACCTTGGTACGGGGTTGTAATTTGAGTATTATCAATTACTGATGTACTACCTTCTACTACATTAACTTGTTGAGAATATAATATCTCACTGACTACTGAATTTTTTAAGGCGCTTACTTGATCTGGTGTTATAGGCATACCTCTTACAGCTAAACCTAACGATTCAGATAATTCAGATATAGCTCTTAGATTATTTGGATTAATTTTATCTAACGCTTTACCAAATCTAGATAGAACAGCAAAATTAGCATTTTCACCTATATTTTTATCCTGTAAAAGTATTATGGCTCTTTTAAGTGCAGGGACAGCTCTTTCGAAATTAGCTAGTTTATCTTCATCTAAATTTTTATATTCATCTAATGCTTTACCTAAAAGTTGAAAACCGGTTGCAGTATCTTGTAATGGATTTCTAAATAGTCCAGCAAATGATTTTACTGCAAAATCCCATGAGATTAAATATTTGTCAAAAGCGCTCATATCAGATTCACTTTTGAATACATCACTTAAGCCTTCACCTCTTGCTGCTGTTACTAATGTGTATAAAGCAGTACCTATACCTATAAATTTATCTACATCAAAATCTTCTATATTTTGAAGGCTTTGAAGCCCTTCGGCAACTTCATTTAATACATTGATATTATCACCAAAGAAGCCCCCTTTACCTTTAGCTAAAACTTTTAAATTATATGTACCCATATAGTTAACACTATCGTTAATACTAGATAATGCTTTTCCTACTTCTTCAAAGTCCCTCGCAACTAAATCAGCGTTTCTTACTAAAGATGTAGTACCATCAGGATTTAAAACCTCTCTAGTTGAATTAGTAAACATCATTATTTCATTAATGCCATCAGCTACATCTTTAAATGTACCTGAATTTAACCACTTCATAGCTCCTACATTGATGTAATTCATTTGCTTGAGTAAATTACTTAAACCAACACCTAATGTAGTTAATGCAAATGAAGCATCATCTGGATTTTTTATTTCAGATAAAGTAACAATACCATCTGCTAAGTGCCCTAAAGCATTACCTTCACCTAATCTTTCAATTACTTTAGCACCGTCTTTAAAATCACTACCAAAAAATCTTTCAGTATCAACAAATGCTAATAAGAAGCTTCCAATGGCATCACCTGCATTTAAAAGATTACCTTTAAGATCACTTAAATCACTTAGACCATCTAGTTCTCGTAAACCTTCAGAAAGATTTTTTAAATCAGAACCACTTAAAATTTGAATTGCAATTGATGCTTTAAATTGATCAAGTTGCTTCATTAAATAACCTAAACCATCAGCAGCATCTTTTAAGCCTTGTTTATCAAAGTCAGTTTCACTTAAAACTGTCATACCTCTGGCTATTTCTTCAAATGCTACACCAGAGAATATTTTTAATCCTATAGCACCTAAACCAGTAGTAGATGTAGATAGTCGATATATTGCCTCTTGAAGTACTTTAAAATTCTCAGCATCCAATTCTGTATTATTAAGAGCTTCAAGCCCCATTGCCATATCTATAAATGCTGCACCTGAAAATATTTTAAGACCTCTTGCGCCTCTTACACTTACATCATCTGTTAAATTATTAATTGCTTGATTAAGATTTTTAAAATTATCTGCCGTGATATCAAGCTTATCAAGAGCATCTAAACCTGTAGCAACGTTTTGTAATCCAGTACCAAATTTATCTACTGCCATAGCTCCTAAATAAAGTGCACCAGTTATAGCCGCTAATCCTAAACCAACACCACCCAATAGACCTAAAGCAGCACCGCCTATTGATCCACCAGCAGCTCCACCGACTAGCCCACCACCAGTTCTTGCTGCGATACCACCTAAAGCTGCACCGCCTAAGAAACCACCGCCACCTTTTTTACCTCCTAAACGTTCTAAGGACTTTTCA